CAATCGGGGTTGAGTGTCCAAGTAGCACCATCAAAAAACCATTTATTTCCGTACCACTCTTCTTCAGGGCCAGTGATATTTTCATACAAAGTGCAATCACTTGTTGAATGACATCCTACAATAAAATCTAGTTTTTCTTCTGGGCCAACATCAATTCTATCTGCCAACATGACAACTCGTTTGTCATCTTCAAAAAGAAATTTAGATAAGTTCGTTACATTTTCTACAATAGTTTTCATTATGATGCTCCATTCAGTATTAGTTGGGTGGTTGAAATGGCTTTGCCTGCTGTCACTGAGCTTGAGGTAGTAGAAAGATTTCCGTTGTTTTGAACGTAGTACGTTGAGTTTACCGTAAATGGACCAAGACCTTCTACGGTAAAAACTGTTACGTCTACTTTATTAGTGTCACCACCATCCCTATAAGAAGTTACTGTTTTATTTGCAGTGGAATCATAAGTTAAAGACAGTGGTCCTTTATAGCCTGTTGAACCGTCTACAAGTAAAGCAGTGGTAAAAGTTAAGTCTGTTCCTGATACGTTTGCTCCCAAAGCAGTAGCTGCACGAGAATTGTCATTGTCCCCATAAGCAATAATAACTTGACCAAACCCACTGTTGTAAGTTGCGACAGGTAAATCAACTTGTGTAGCAAATTGTGCGACTGTGCCAAAAGTAATATTAGTACCACTAACAGTGCCAGTAAGAGCTTTTCCAGACTCACCATCACTAGTATCGCAATAAGCTATAACAAATTTTTGGGCTGTAGCATCATAAGCTATTGCATTACCTAATTTTGAAGCTGTAGTCGAATCATAAACTGCCTCAGAACCGTAAGTAATAGAATCGTCGGACGGGTCTACAGTTCCTACTATTGCTGTATTTTTCTTAGAATTTCCCACATCTTCAAAAACAATAACTACTTTATTACCACCATATGCAATGTCAATGTCTTGTGTATCAGCGTCATTAAAAACAACTGGCGTTCCAAAATTAATCGTATTCCCTGAAACTTGTCCTACAATGGCTGTGCCTTTTTCAGAATTACCTTCATCTTCATAAGCAATAACAATTCTTGATGTTGAAGAATCAAATGTACTGACTATGTTTCTGACTGCACCAGCTTCAAATTCAACAGAAGCACTAGGAAATGAAATGCTATTGTTCGATGGGTCTATCGTTCCAACACGAGCATAGCCTTTGTTAGAATTTCCAGCGTCTCTAAATGCAACAACTATTTTGTTAGAACTGCTGTCAAATGTTGTTGCATTTAAGGCATCATTTGTACTTGCTGTATTAAACACAACAGCAGTACCAAAAGTGATGGAACTATTAGCAGAGTCCACTTGCCCGACAACACAAGTTCCATATTCATTATTATTACCGTCTGCATACGACAACGCAATTCTGTTTGAGTTGCTGTCATACGCTAATGAGTTTCTATTCCCGTTAATAGGAGTAGCAGAAACTGGCGTGCCAGCAACTCCAGAATTAAGAGCTTGTGCCGTTGCAACACCGCCTTGAGGATTGACTTTTCCCGTAGCTGAATTGGCTATTGCCTGAGATGTTATGCCTATGAAATCTGATGCGTTTTGAACATTTACGTTGTAAAGGACATATTTGCCATAATAAGGACTAGGTTCTTCTATGTAAGAAGCAACAAATTTAGTAATTGTTGGAACAAAAATTATTTCAGTTGCTAAACCTTTAGTAGTTGTTAAATTAAATTCATTAGCAACAGTCATACTTTCATTGCTAGGAACGACAGTTATTGCGTTGACATACGGTTTATCATCAGCAGTGTTTCTATACATAACGACAACTTTATTATTTGTAGAGTCAAATGCACAGGACAAAGCACTTGCCGTGCTAGAAGAAACTGTATCAGTAAATTCAACAGGTGATCCAAAAGTAGCTGATCCGACATTACTAACATAAGATGGAGTTCCTACCACTCCATACCCATCTCCGTTATTAGCATTTTGATAAAACACAACAATTTTGTTAGAATTTGTATCAGCTACACTTGCAAGATTAGTGTTTTGAACTCCAAAAGCGTTGTCAACAAGCACTGGCGAACTAGAATTAAAACCTGTTCCAGACACTTGGCCTACTACACAATAAAGATGGTTACTTTGATCTTTTCTCGCCCAAAAAATAGTTACAGAATTTGAATTTGCTTCATAAACACAAGAAGTCCAACTTGCTACTTGCCCTGTTCCACTTATATTTCCAAAAACATTAATTAATCCGAAACTTATACTCGTTCCCGAAATTGTACCTACGACAGCGTTGCCAAAATCCCCACTAGTATTCATAAAAGTAAAAACAACTTTTTCGTTTGTGCTATCGTAAGTGCTAGAAATACCGACACACGGGTCTGTAGAAAAATTGTTTTCAGTTCCAAAAGTTAATGAATTGTCTGACGGATCTACTGTTATGACACAACATCTTCCGTAATTTGATGCCCCACCATCTCGATAACCAACAACTGATTTTTGAGCTGCAACATGATAAACAGCAGAAATATAATCGCTATCAGATGTGTTAATAACAACAGGTGTTCCAAAATCTGTTAGCCCAGAGGCAGTAGGTGTAGAAACTACCCCTGTGCAATATTGAGTGCTAGTTGTACTAGCATAAAATTGAACTACTCTGTCTGCATTTACATCGTAAACTGATGAAAGTGTGCTTTGATTTCCACCACTCCAAAGTGAAGTGCTTGTAAAATCTGCTTCAGTTGTTGCTGCTTCGGCAGTTTCTGAAATAGCTTCTATTTTACCGTCACTTATTAATGCTACCGTCTGACCATTGGTTAAAGTTCCAGAAGCTACAGCACTAAATTCTTTGGCACCGCCACCTGAAGGTAATAATTCGGATAAATTTGTCACGAGTTAAACTCCAAATTAATGCTTGTTGAAGACAACGCTTTGCCTAGTCGTAAAGCAGGAGATGTGGATGTTGTGTTAATAGTTCCGTCAGTTTGCACATAATAAACACTATTTGGTGTTAACGTAGGTAAACTAGCATTTGTAACTATCCCACCTTTGATTGTTACAGAACCTGTGGCAGTATCCGATATTGCTGCATCAGCAATGCCTATGAAACTTGATTGATTAGAAACAGCAGCACTGGGCGTATACGCATATACTCTTCCATCATTACCTAAACCATTATCTTTGAAGCAAAAAGAACCCATGCCTAATGTTCCTGTTACATCATTAGCTTCTATATTTAACATTTCCATAGAGCCACTAGGAGTGAATATTTGTGTGGCACTATCAACTGTTTCAGTATTTCCTGAAATTGAAATACTTCTTCCGTACAAATAACTACCACTAATTCTGTATCCAATAATAAATTTTTGACCAAGTGTCGAATAACTGCACCCTACATTGCCCCCAGTTTCAACTGCGCTACTTATCAAAACTGTTGGACTGAGAAAATTTTGAAATTGATTATTTGCTGAACTGTATCTAAAAGCAACATAGTAAGGATAATTAGAAGCACCCATGTGTCTAAATACTCCTAAAACGCTGTCACTAACTGGGTCATAATCCAATGCAAAATCATTGTTAGTAGTAGGAGGCACTCCTTGACTGTAACCATAAGGACTACCCCATGTTATACTGTTTCCACTGACAGTTCCGGCTATAGTTGTACCAAATCCAGTTGAAGGAGAATAAGTATAATTTAAACATATCTTGTTGTTAGTGGAATCGAATGTCATTTTATTTTGATAATATGCATTAACTCCAGAAGGTTGCCACCCTGTTGTCACAGTGCCAAATGTTATTGATCCATCAGACGCAATACTTCCAACAACATATTGCATAGAACTGGTGTTTAGATCAGAAGCAACAATTACAATTTTTTGATTGTGTGAGTCATAACAAATTTCTGGAGTAAAGTTTGTCGCAGGACTATTGCTGATAGCTTGATAACTGGTATAAAAACTCGTATTAAAACTAGACGCAACTCCAGCAACTACCCTGACAGCATTAATTCCATCTCGATAACAAAATACTACAAAATTATTTGTACTATCAAATGTACCTGATAAATATTCAGTTTGTTTTTCTGCTGCACTAGCACCAGACCCTGCCATTAAAATAGAGTTTCCTAAAGTGTATGAAGCACTAGATCCTGTGCTCCCATTTGGACCCATTCCTTTGCCATAACCATTGCCTGATTGATTCATATTTTCATAAGCAACTACTAAAACTTGTCTTGTTGGATCAAAAACTGATGCTTGTCTTTCAACAGATTGACCTTCGTATGTTTGTCCTGAATTTGTTCCAGCAGATTGAGATTGCAAAGAAATAGGCTTTACTTTTCCCGTAGTTTCTAACGCTACCGCTTGGGCGTTGTTTATAGCTCCATCAGCAACAAAGTCGACATTTTTGCCACCAGAACCTGCGGGTAAAAGATCAGATAAGGTACTCATGTCGCATCCCTTATGTTAAGAGTAGTGGCACTGATTGCTTGGCCTGCAAATGTACTTGTGACAGTTGTTCCTAAAGTACCATCACTTTGAACGTAATATTTACTAGCAATGGTTAATGAGGTCTGTTGAGAGTTTATTCCTCCTAACATATCCACATTGCCTGTGGCAGTGTCTGATATAGCTTGACCTGTTATGCCTATAAAATTTCCAGAATTAGTTCCTACGCTTTGATAAACTGCACCGTCAGCGTGACTACTGGCTCCAAAGAAAGTTGTCACTAATTTATTTTGACTCGTATAAGGACTTAAAGAATAATAATAACTTCCATTGACCCCAATGTTGACATGGGTGCTAGAAGAAAAAGTAACATCTGTTCCAGAAATAGTAGCAGGTCTGAATGTAAGTTCATTGCTCCTTGCTTGATTTCCAAAAACAATTACACATTGTTGTGCATGGGGATCATAGACAACATTTCCGTCATCTGCACCACTTCCTGAATTTGCATTTGCTTCTGTTCCAAAACTCATTGCACTTCCAGAGTTTGTAGCTACGATTGCTTTATATGCTGATCCATCTATATAAGTGATTAATGTTTTATTTTGAGTTTTGTCATAAGCAGCCACTATAGAATCTGTTCTTGTGGTATTAAATTGAACTTCTGATCCTAAAGATATGTTGTTTCCGTTAATGTTTAAAGGTGTTGACGCAGCACTGACTAAACCCTGATCATAAAAAGTTACAAAATTTCCTTGGTCTTCCGAATAAACAACAGCATGGTAAAAACAATTACCAGCTATATATCTTGATCTGGTTCCTGGAAAAGTTATGTTATTTCCACTTATTGTTCCAAGAATTGCACTCCCACCAGTTCCGCTATGATATTCAGTAAATGCTACACAAACTTTACCACCACCTGCTGTAGCTGTTATGTAATTTGTATTTGTAGTATTAAAAACAGCAGCAGTTCCCCATGTGATTCCACTGGTAGAAACAGTTCCTGCAATTGCAGTTCCATAATCTGAGTTATTACTGTCTTTAAAAAATACTACTACTCTTTCGTTTGTCTCATCAAAACAAATCGCTGTTTGATTAGTGCTAGTGCTAATAGTCGGTATTGCTGTTTCAGCCCCAAGTGTTATTCCAAAAGAAGAAACTTCTCCTAGTTTATAATATAGAGTTCCACCAAGACTATATACTATTACCATTCTGTCTGCATTAGTTGCATAGACAGACCTAGGAGATGGCCCTACGACTGCACTCGTAGTGACTTCAAACATAGTTCCTGCTTGTGCTGTAGTAGTAGATATTGCCTCAACCTTACCGTCAGTTGTTAACGCTACTGGTTTACCATTAGTGAGCGTACCAGAAGCTACAAAGCTCCCTACGTTCTGACCACCGCCAGAGGGTAATAACTCTGACAGATTGCTCATTAGACACTCCAACCAATCGTTGCATCCATATACGTCATAGTAATTTGTGCAAAGTTTTTGTCAAAAGTTAATGGCGTAGCCGAACTTGCAATATTTGAACCACCACCGTTTACTGTAAAATTAGTTGTTGCTGCAGCACCTGTTCCGTCTTTTATTACGACAAAGTCACCTGCACTTGGACCACTTGGAAGTGTTATAGTAATTGAACCTGCACTTGCTACGAGAAACTGAGCAGACGTTGCTGGAAAACCTGAAGCGTCTGGTGCTGATGTCCAAGTTGTACCGTTTGACTTTAGAACGTTTCCACTTGTTCCTGGAGCTACAACTTGAGGTGCATTGGTGCCATTTCCAAGTATCACATTATTAAGTGTTAGATCAGCACTTTTGATTACTTTTCCTGTGGTACCGTTCATAGCAACTAACGCATTATCAACAGAAGTTGAAGGACCAGTAACATCGCCTGTGGTGCCTGTGGCTGAAGCTATTTCTTTAACAGCACCAGATGAATTTTTAAAATATAATTTTTCATCATTTGTATTAAGAGCTAATTCACCATCTTGTAAATCACTTGCACTTGGTATAGCAGAGGCAGTTGAACTACGATAAAGTTGTATTGGTGTAAAACCTGATTGTGGCATTAGAATGTACCTCCTGAAATTCCTGACGTTGCTGTTAAAGAAGTGAAAGTTCCAGCTGCTGGAGTTGATCCACCTATAACAGCGTTATTAATTGTTCCCCCTGAGATTGTAGGAGCGATTGGAGAAGCTAGTTTAGCAGTGGTTACAATACCGTCTGCCAACTGATCTGTAGTTAACGGTATGTCTGTGGGTGAATTACCAATATATGGATTTGACATTATGTTATCTCCAGAACTGATAGAACAGCATCGACTGAACTTGCTGCACTTGAATTAACTTTGATTGAATCCCCAGTAATCATCACTATTTTTTGATTGCCTCCGATTGGAACTAACGCACCCCCAACAGGCACAGGTGCGTCTTTAACAATGTAAGTGTCATTTGCCCCATCATTTAATGTAACGTCAATGTTAACACTCGATGCACTCGTGTTAGCTACTGTCAAACCAATAACAGTGGTCTGAGTAGAAGCACCCACAGTATAAGAACCAACCGCTGTAAGTGCCGTTCCTATGGACCTCGATAGCTTCCTTGTAAATGTATTAGCCATGTTTTCTCCTTAACCTAATGCTATCGCTAAAGCAATTACATCGTCTGTTGTTACTCCTGCTGTTGGTGCTTGTGACACCCATGTTGTACCATTGCTCGTTAATACATTACCATTTGCACCTGAACTTGTCAGACCTGTGCCACCATTAGCCGCAACTAAAGTTCCTGAAACAGTTATATCACCTGTTGTTAAAGTGTTGGGTGTAAGACCTGTTGTGCCTCCACTGAAGCCTGTGACTGCCGCAG